ATCTCAGACGCAATGATTGTCGCCTTGGAGACCAGAAGCAGCCTGTTGTGGTGGATGACCATCGCTGTGATTGTCCGTGGGGTCAATACCTTACCGGTGTCCGGGTCTTGCTCAGAGACGAAACTAGGGAAGGGCGCAGAGTCCTCATCACCGACCTCACGCATCTCCCAGTCAGCCTTGGTAAGCTCAAAGTAGATGCCGAATGGGTTGTCCTCAGCGATACGCCCGAAGTCCTGCCTACGGTTCAACAGCAATGGCATGGTCGAGTTGTCGAAACCTTCTCGGGCTCCGATCCCAACGCTTTCCTTCCAGATGTTCTCATCACCGTCATACTGCAGCCAGTAACCATTGGCCGATCCTTCAGCCAGATCGCCACGTACACGCACGAGGTAACCACCTGGGACATAGGTTCCCGGAAGGTCAGACTCGTCGCTGATGTCCCGTTTGAAGGACACCATGCCTGAATCACCTAGTGAGTCCGTGACATCCAACACGTAGTCACCATCCATGATGAGGTGCAGGACGTTGCCGTAGGTCTGGCACTGGACACCTGAGATATCATTCAGTTGGATCGCCAGCTGTTCCGCAATATATTCTGTCCGTAGACCATCACGGGCTCTGTCTGAGGTTGCCTCCACGGTCTTAAAACTGGCCTCATTGCCACTAACGAAGACCCTATAATCAGTAGCATAGTCCGCCTGTCTAATCCAAACGATGGCCTCATGTTCTGGCCGACCGTTCCGGTTGATAGTAGTGACTATGGTTTCAGAGGTTGAGGTCAATGTGTTCACATCCCTCTGGTCGTACCTGCGGGCGGTCTCACACGTCTCACTATCGTCAGTCCTCCAGTATTGAACACATTGTTCCCAGGTTTTGTCATAAGCAGCCAGGGACTTGTCCACGATATCAATGGCAGGGGCTCCTGAGGGTACCGTGACGTAGACCACAGAGTTCATCAGAGTGACTTCATACCCTGGGTTATTAGCCTCAAGGTCAGTGGCAAGTTTGGCAGCTACATCCGTTGCGTTCAGGGTCTGGCTGTATTGATACGTGTTACCGTTGATCTCATAGACATAACCTGCAGGTAGATCGTTCTTCGCATCGATAAAACTATAGGTCGTATCCGTGGGATGGGTCTCATAGTAGGACGATCCCAGGCGTTCTATGGGAATCCTGTTGATGCCCAGTCGATACCGAACCTCAGACACAGTCGTGGGGTCAGATCGACCATCATCACCACCGAGGGTTCTCCGAACTGGGTACGTCTTATTGAGAATCAGGAGGCTGTCACTGATGGGCAGGGACTCGAAGGCCTCATCGTAGGACGTATTGCCCTGAACCCGGAGATATGGCACATCCTTAAACTGTGAGCCATCCGGGTTGGTTCTGACAGTCAGTTCTTCCTTAAGGCCTGAACCGAACTCAATCGGAAACTTAATGCCTGTCCGTGCATCATAGACCTTGAGAATTTCCTTACCGTCATCTGCAAGAGTGATCTTATAGAACTCACGCTCGTCCCTCCGGTAATCAATGGAGAAAGCAGAGCTGTCTGACAGATCAATCTCACCGATGCGCTTTGTGGTTGGCCGTGGGCTCATACCGGAGACCACAGAGTTCCAGCAGTTCTTCTGCTTCTCACACTGGGTCGGGAGCCTCAGGCTTGGTGCTTGTTGTGAAACCCCTCCGACCAGATTCTTGATTTCCTGAGATACGAGCCTTCCCATTAGTCGATACCTCCGGTCAGCTTAACGTAAGTGGGGTCGAGACCACCGTACTGATGTGTCTTGGATGAACTGCGGTAGTTGTCCACGGCAATCTCGGGGTTATTCATAAGGCTGTAGTTGCCAGCCTCAAGCTCCTCAGCCTCAAGTTGGGCCAAGGCCTCAGCCTCATCCCGAAGATGGAACTTAGCGATGTTGGCCGATCCGAGGAAGTCATTCTGGAAAATCCGTGAAGCCTTCGTGACGATGTAAATCTTGACCGACTCCGGGAGTTCCTCCCAGTCAAGACCAACGACCAGGGTCGCCATCTTGGGTCCATCCATCTGGTATGTCCGATTGAACACATCGAACAGTTTCCGGCCTCGGGCTTGGAGATGCTGTGTCCCTGTGTCCACCTTCAAGGTGTTCCGGGGCATCTGAATCTCACCCTTGTTGTTGGGGATGAGCTTTGCGTATGGACTCGTGTTGAAGTACCAGCCTTTCCTCTGGACATCCCGTGAGGTTCTCTCCAGTTGGAGCTTAGCCAGTCGAGATTCCGAGAGTCCTGTACCCACGGAGTTAACCGGCGCTTCACCGATGGAGGCCAACACCTCGTTCACAGCATCCAGTTCTATCATTGGGCCTAGCATTCTGACCTCCTTTGTGATAATGGAAAAAATAGGCCACCACCCGGAGGTGATGACCTAGTGAAAAACCCGCACGATTTGAGCCAGCATGACAAGTAAGGGCCAGGGTGTTACCGGAGGCCACTAGCTTGGCGGGTCTTTACGCCTCATGCGTGGTACTTCTCAATGACCACACACATACCCGGACGCAGGATGTCGTGACCGACAGCCAGTTTACCCAGGATGTTGTGACCAAGACGCAGCGGCTCAGGAACGTGAGTTACGTTCAGGTCCAACAGCTTGGTGGTGGCAATCGCGTCTTCCACGAATACCAGACCAATGACGTTGCTGTAGTCGCCACGGTACTTGGAGGCGTTACCAGAACCGAACTCTACGTCAGAAAGCGGCTCAGGATCATCTACCAGACCGGCAGACTCATCGGCACCCGGCAGGTTGTTGGACTCCCAGACGTTGATACCGGCGATACGAGCCACGGGGCCAGTAGCCTGCATGGACGGATCGACAGAACCAGCTACGTCCTTGTTCAACCAAGTGATCGCGGTAGCGTCATCCTGAGAGATGTTAACCAGGGCTTCGATCTGCTCTGGGCCGAAGACCACGTTGGCGTTCTTACGGATGTTGTTCTTGCGGAACTGAGTCCGGGCCTTGTATAGGGCATCAACCAGGGCAGCACCCCTGTCCTCGTCACCAGCAGAAGACAGCATGACGTTCTGGGTGTAAGGCTCATCCGGCAGGGTCTTAAGACCGGCAGCTACAGCCTCGGAGTTACCGGTGATGTAACCAGCCTTGGCCATCATGCGGAAGATGTTCCGGTCAACGAGACCAGCCAGAGATTCGGCACACTCGGTGCTGTACTGTTCGCGCACATCATAGTGCAGCATCGCTTCCTGAATGTCCGGGATGAACACAGGAGAGATCGCGATGTCGTCAATGGTGACGTTGCGCTCAGCGTGGCCGATCTGATTGGTTTCGATCAGCTTACCGGGAGTGTGGTACTTCGCGGTGTTCTTACCGATCAGCGGGAAGCTTGCGGATTTACCATTCTTGATGGTGCGAACCCGAGTTAGCTTCATGGCGATGTGCAGGTCATGGAACATAGTCATGACTTCGCCGCCATACTTCTGCAGGAACAGAGCACGGGAATCGCCGGAGTTATCGTGCTGACCCGGCTGAGAGAGAGTTTGATCTGAAGGGAATACCATAAAGTGTTTCCTTTGTTATTGAGTGTCTTCCGTGAGTATGTCTCGACCTTGAGACTAATTAACCGAAGGTCATCCAACCATCGGCGTTCATTCCTTTCTTGGAGGCCTGACCTGCAGCCAACCTCTTGTCGATCTCGGCTCGATAAGCTTCGCCAATACCATCCTTCCGGCGATACCGGGGGTCTTGCATGGCTTCCATAAGATCACCATCCGATTGAATTGGCTTAAGGCCTGCCGGGGTGTTGCCATTCACACGGGCACCCTCGAAGCCGTTAGCCTCGCGATACATAGCCTGGAGTGCTTTCGTGGCCACTTTCTTGGCCTGAAGATCAGAGCTATCGAAGACCTTGTTGAAAGCCTCAGTCTCACCTTCTTCCAGGGCATTCTCAGCCCACTTTTGCATCTCCTCGTATTGCTCCTTGCCACCGACCATGTCGTGAATCTCACGGTCGTGCAGTTGGAGTTCCAGCTCTCGGATACGGCTATCGGCGTCCGACCCATCAGACTCGGGGTTGTCATCTGAGGGGTCCTCTTCCTGAGAATCACCTTCGTCGTCGCCTTGGGACTTATCTTCGTCACCGGTCGGTTCGTCACCACCAGAGTTATGTCCCTTCAAGTCGTTGTATGCATCAATCAGTTGCTCCATCGACTCAAAACCGTCAGGCAGACCATTCGTCTGGTCGTCCTGTTCTTCACCCTCGGTTGGGGTTTCAATCGGGTCGCCATTGGCGTCTGTCACCCGAAGATCGCTGGTATCTACTTGCGGGTCTTCACCGCCTTTCTGACCCTCTTCAGGGCCTTTGTTATTGTCCTCTCGGGCCACCTTGACCTCCTTGCATCATCTGTTGGATTGCTGCGGTTCCACCTTCTTGTCCGAGCTGTTGCATCATCTGTTCCTGCTGACGGGACTTGCGCTGTTCTGGCGTGAGAATCAGACCTTCCGTGTCGATACTCAGGGCTGCAGCCATACGCGATGCCAATTCGCTGAAGTTGACGTACTCCTGAAGAACCTCAGGCCCCAGGTTTGCGAACTGGTTGATGAGAACTTGAAGCTTTTGAAGCTCCTGCTCTCGTCCCAGTGCGTTAATCCCTGTGATAATCTGTGGTTCCAGAGTGTCTTTGGGCATCTCCGGGAGCTGGCCTGCGGAATGCAAATAGCCAATCTCAAGGTCTGCGATAGGTTTCTGCAGCGTGTTTGCCAACTGCGTGAATAGACCGCCAAGACCCTCTTCGAGCATCTGGGTAACCTGACGGATTTCTTCTGCGGTTACACGCTCCGCGTCCC